GGTGCTGACTGAGAATTTATCTTGTTGTAAACCATCAAATCTACTGGTCCTGCAGGAGCGACATTTCTGAAAACTTCTACACCGTGAGATAAGAAATATTGGCAAGCAAATAGTTCCCCAGCAGCACCTGTATGTGCTGTTGAAATCATTAATTATTAGGCAGAATATTTGGAGCGTTTACCGCTACCGTTAAAGGATTTATTGATGTAATCAGGTTGTATTGTCCAACCTCCTCCCTTCTTACGAGAGACATTCTTATGATCGCCCTTCTTGATCTTTCCTTGGCGGATCATTTTTAAACGTTGTCTATTGTCTGCTGCTCTTTTTTCGTTATGAGCAGATGAATATTTAGTTGCTGTTTTAATAGCATTCCTTTTCTGAGCAGGTGATGCTTTTGTCCTATACCATTTACCTGACTTGCTTTTCAGCGAACTAACTGGTCTTAATTTCGGACCTGATTTTCCCATATAACCTCGTTTGTATTAGTTCTGGTTTGATCGTTGGCATGACTTTTGCAAGTTTTTCTAGTGGACTACCTTCGTAGGCGACTCCACTAATATCGTTCGTCTTTAACCAGTCACATGCTGCTTTTAAATCTTGAGTAGATGCCTCGCCTCCTTTGACCCTTTTTAGAAATTCAGAGGTAACGAGATTATGTAATTCATGAAATTGGTCTTCGGTTGCTTTCTTCATCAGTCCTTCAACCCAGGAAATAGATTCTTCTTGATCAGCAAGACTGCTTGATCATCAATGGTGTTATCAGTTGAGTTCGCATATGCCTCAAGTAGAGATATGACGAGTTCTTTTACAGCATTCGAGGTAAGGAATGCCATGAGGATGGGTTTGATTAGGATCATTTATTTTTCTTGAATGGGTTAGATAACCAGTTTTTCTTTGCTGGTTCAGGAGGTGGATTTTTTAACTTTTCTTCTTTGATGTATTGAGCAATTGGGATCACGTCGTGACACATGTGAGCGACACGGGTTTTAGGTCGTAGCATGAAACCCTTCTGTTGGAGTTCAGCACATTTCAGTGCTCGTACTAACTCATAATCCAATTGCATTTTCTCTTCCTGCCTTTTCGCTATACGGCGGCACTGCTCTAGTCCACGTTTATCAAGTGGGATCATGAAATTAAGTTGCATCCCCCAGTTCTCGTTCATGGTGTAACCCTCTGGGTCATAAGGTCTAACGTGATTACCCATATAAAAAGGGGACCAAGTTAAGGTGCTGCCATTACACGAGATATTGGGTCCATAATTCTGACGAGATGGAGCACCGTTGTTCTGGAATTGCAATGCTTGATTGGTTACATTTCCAGTTGCTGCCGCAACTGGGGATGAGGTGTTACTTACTTTTGGATCTTCTGCTCTGACAGGTAGACCTATTGTGAGAAGACAGAGAGCGATACAGTAGTGGAGGTTTGCTCGATAGTTTCTGCTATATCGATTGTCTCTACGACTCCTGCTGCTCTGGTTGTGATCTCCAGAGTGAAGGGATCGCCAGCAGTGTGGACTGTAAAGACTGAATCTGTATCTACGATTCCTCCAGAACTTGTTGAAGTATGAAGGATATTTTCTCCACTCCACCGTGAATATGCTCCGCCAAAGACCTCTGTTTCCACGGTCCTTTCTATATCGACTTGAGTAGTCGTTGTACTCTGCATGGACCCACTTGTAAATGCCGGAGTAACTAACTCTGCTCTTGCGACTGTGGGTGATACCAGCATTAAGAGTAAAAACCATTTTTTCATTCTTCTTTTTTCTTTGCCATTGGACATTCAACTGGTTTAGTGTTTCCTTTATTGCCGTTATTCGTCTGTAATCCGAAGGAGTAAAGTGCAGACCCAAATATCGATGCAACGAAGGTTATATCTGTGTTTTGAGTCTTTTTAATCATCGGTATCTCGACGTAGTTAAGAGTAATGATTTCATATAAACCCCGACCAAACCACCACGCCAAGACGAACGAAGGTACCGAGCACTTGAATATGATGCTCAGTATCTTCAACAGTGTCTTTTAGTTTGCTAAGGAGGTTTTTCGTCGGGATTCTCTCTTTTTCTTCCATTTGTCTACTTTGCCTTGGATGAACTTCTGAACCTTTTTCTTGATCGGTTCAAATAAAGATGAGGTAATTGAGGTTGTACCTACAGCAACCACTGCTGTCGTAATAGCAGTCACCACCACTGCAGGTTCTGGCAGTGGAAATTCTATATCTATAATTGGTATATCTAGTTTTCTAGGTGCAGGAGTCTCTGTATTGGTTTCTTCTGCTTTAACACCCTCTGGTGACTCCAAATCTGTGGGAGGAATCACTATTGGTTTATATCTAGGGACATTCGCTGTAGGTACCTTCAACGTCATCCTTGGCATAGATGGTACCAAGGGTAACTGTAATGAAGGGGTTGACATTATTATTTAATTTTTAAGTGCTAACGGTCTAGGAATCTGTATGATAAATAGCAAGTCCTCTAAAAGAATTACCATTGCCATCAGATGCTGGCATTCCTACTCCATTGTCTTTATAAAAAAATATCTTTGTAGTATTTGGTTCTATCCAATAAATTGGTCCATTCTGAATATCGAAATCCTGATAACCTCTAGCAACACCACCGTTTCCACCTGTATTATTTGAAGATGTAAAAGGTAAGTTACTTATATATTGAGTCACGTTACTTGAATTGGAATAATAAACACCAGTAAAATAGGCATAAACCATACGACCTATTTTTGTATAGTGTCCCGCTACGTTGGAAACACTTGAATGGTAAAAGAAGTCTGGTGTCCATGTGCCTTCTTCATACCCGTCCAAAATCTCACTTGTCATCCCTGTCGCATGAGAGACAGCACTAAAGTCAATACCGTGACCAGCAGTTCCTATTACTAAATCGCCGTCATCTATTGTTACGTTACCGCCTGACGCTATAGAAATCTTTTGACCTGCATCACATCCTAAACCGAGAACATTAGTATTATGATCGTATTGAATATATCCACGATATTCATCAGTACCAGAAGTACCATCAGAGAAAGCAATTGTTCCAAGACTTGAAGTCCCAGAACGAATAGTCATTCCTGCATGAGTAGAACTTTCAACTGTTATTTCATCAGCATAGTTAAAACCTTCAGTAGTGGTTCCTAGTAATAATTTAGTCCCATCAAAGGTAAGGTTTGCCTCACCGTTTAATCCTCCAGACCCATCACCTGTAACGACTCTATTGTTAGCATCGTTGGCAAAAGCAAGTTGGGTGTTTGTATCTGTTGGAGTAACCCAACTATTATCTCCTCTTAAAAAGGTGGAACTAGATGCAGTACCAGTCGCAGATAATTCAGCAACTCCTACTGCATCGTCTTTCATCTCACTATTACCTACAGAATTAGCAGGTAACTTCGCTTCCGTGACGGCATCATCTTTGATACCGCCCGTGCTTATTTGTGTTAATGCCATCTAACCCCTACGGAGTATTTGATTTATTTGCAATCAAGAATGCTTTGTAGTCTGCTTTGACTTGTGTAGTCCACGCAACATTACATATTGCCTGAACGTCTGCATCCTCACCCGAAATATCGGTGTCTACTAGATTATCACTAGCATCCAAAGTGCCTGGTACTATTACCTTTCTGTGGAATGAACGTGTAAGTTCCACACCATCTTTCTTAATAATCGTTGCGTTCCTAACGCCTACGTTCCATCGTTGAGTCACCTCAATCTTGTCGTTCTCTTGTGTTTCTGTTAATGCCATTTAAGATATATCTCCGATATAAATAGATTTATGGCGTAGTTTTGAGACGTGCTAACGGTCTTAGTTGGTAAAATAACTACCTACCGCCACTATGCTTCTACTACTACTAGACCCCCATGTGTTATGAGAAGTATTACCATCCCCATATCGATTTGTTGTACCAAGTGTAGTACCAGAATTAATCCATATAGAAGTTGCTGTAGCAGTAGCGAATGCATTCTGATAAATTACATCAAGATTTCCTGCTGGAGTATTACCTCCTGAGAATGGTAACCCCGATATTCCAGCATATTCAGTAACACCAGAATTCATTTGCCATCCGTCTACTCTTAGTGCTACATGAACCACATTTCCAACTTTTGTATATCTTCCCAATGCAGTTGTAGGAGATGTTGTATAAGTTGGATCCGCCCAAGCACTACCGTTCCATCGTTGTAAAGTAGGCGTGAATGTGCCCTCTTCATAATCGTCAAGAGCATTCGCCGCTGCAGTATCCCCGTTAAAAGATATACCTCCACCATTTAAGATGCTAACCTCATGTGATGCATTAGCACCAAAATACATTCTATTGTTAGCATGGTCATATTGGATATATCCTCTTATTTCATCATTCCCAGAAGTTCCGTCAGAAAAGAAAATGTTTCCATAATTACTTGACCCACTCCTAATTGATAATCCTGTATTTGCACTGCCTTCAATAGTAAAATCATCTGCGTCTACATGACCTTCAGTAGTGGTTCCTAAAAGTAATCTTCCATTCGAATCGATGCGGAGTCTTTCTTCATCACTATTTCCACTAACCTTACTAGTGAAAATAAGATGACCACCTTCACTTAGAATTGTGTAATCCGTATATCCATCCGCACCATAGGTATCATTCGCACCACGCTTTAATACAATCCCAACAGAAGAATTAGTATCGGTATCCGAATGTAGTATTAAACGAGCATCACCTGCTGGACCTAGTTCTAAATTATTTCCATCAAAGGTAAGATTTGCCTCACCATTTAGACCACCTGATCCATCACCTGTAACGACTCTATTGTTAGCGTCGTTAGCGAATGACAACTGGGTGTTGGTATCTGTAGGTACCGCCCACTCCATACCATTAGATGTATAAGCAAGGAATTTATCAGTGCCAGACGGTGCGTTATGTACGTCTAACTTAACTTCTGCAATTGAGTCGTCTGCAAGTTTGCTACCTGAAATCGCTGCATCAGTTGCTACCTTTGCATTGTCTACACAACCCGATTGAAGGATTGCGTTAGTTACTGTGTTATTGCTTGGAGTTCCTATATTGACTGTAGAACCAATTGTGATAATGAAATAATCACTACCACTAGCAGGTGCAGAACTAAAGATGATTGAACTACCATCTATTGAGAAACCCTCTGACGGTTGACTTGTTCCTGCAACTGGTTTTTGAACTACTCCATTGACACTGACAAGTAATTGTTCAGCATTAGTTGGTGGGTTGCTGAGAACGAATCTATAAGCACTACCATTAAACGATGCACTATTTCCTCCAGTTCCTGAGTAACTAGAGATTGTATTGATATAGAAGTTACCTACGGACTGTGCTTCTTCCCATGCACTAGTTGATCCGTTATATACCAGTAATTTTCCACTAGTAGTATTGAAGAATAAATCTCCTGCATCTAATGAAGATGAAGGGTTTGAACTACCTACTCTATATCTATTAGCAAAGTCATTTATATCTGTGCTGATACTGAGAATATCTTGATCTCTTATGACTGATTTATGGAAGTTATAAATCTGTCCTGAACCAGTCGAACTTACAAGAAAACCAATTCCAGCAGTAACCGTAGAACTGTTGTAACTAGAGTTAATCCCGTTAATAGTGACTGTTGAACCACCTACTGTCCTCGCAGTAGTGCTAGATCCAGAACCATCAACTACTAATCCACCAGCATCAGCGATACTGATGACTACACCTGCTGCAGGTTGAGTATTAGGGAATGCTGCATCTGTTGCAATAACTTCCAATCCACCAATAGGTGCTATCTGTCCAGCGACATAATCAACAACCGCACCCGAGGTAGGAAATGAAGCATCACTATCAGAGATTGTTGTTTGCTTTGTTAATCCATCAACTTGGTTAAGGTCTGCTAAATCTGCTGTTAATGCAGTACCACCAGCAAGTTTGGATGCAGTACCTGCCTGCATCCCTGCTAGGGTAGTAAGTTCTGCATCTGCGATTTCCGACGTGGTAACTGAGTTTGCGTCCAGGTGTGATGCATCTAGTGGAGAACTCGCAATAAGTGATTTAATCTCAGTTATTGTTTGATCTGCAGTTGCATTCGTTTCACCTGTATAACCAAGATCAGCAAGCGTTAATGTCCGTGTACTTACAGCACCGTTAGCATCCGTAACGTGACCAGATCCATCTGTAGTGACGTTTACATCTACATCTGAGACAACCACTGCTCCAGTAAGAGCACCAGTATCTACAGAAAAATCGTCTCCTGGATGTGAAGGGTGAGAGTAGTTATTAGCATTAGTTGCAACAGTATCTAACTTTGTCCCATCTGCTGCAACGTCTCTACCATCTACAGTTCCCGAGACAGTAATGTTTCCAGTTACTCCTAAAGCACCTGTTGATGCTGTACCACTGGTTGATACTGCTTGAGAACCAAAGTTAGGACTCACCTTTGTTCCTGCTATCGCTGCACTTGCATTTATATCTGCATTGACTATCGTTCCATCAAGAATCTTGGCAGAATTAACTGCTGAGTCCTTAATATCTGTTGTCTTAACTAATTGTCCTTGATTTTCTTGAAGACTATATAGTGCCTGATCTTCATTGTTGTTTAGGTCTACTGCTCTAATAGAAGAACCGGCAGCAAAGATTGCTTTAGCAGTATCTACATCTGTATCTCGATAGATATGAATATCTACTCCAGTACCAGGAGCAGTGTTGAACCTAACTGTGGTGGAGTTTGGCAGTGAATATGCAGTTGTCGCGACGGTATCAAGAGTGACCTTGAGATCGTCTGTCTTTAAATATGGAAATGTAAAAGAGTAATCAGTGGTGGAATTATTACCCGTATAAAAATGTTCAGTTGTTGCCATCCGTTATTGTCTAGGATTTTATTTACCAGTGGGAGGATTGAT